ACGGCAGGTCTTACCTTTGAAAGATCCCATTCTGGTATCACTCCTACGTATAACAGACTAATCAATTCTCTGTATGCTTTTGCCCATCCTAACTTAGAATCTCTCACCTGTATAAGTGTGTCAGTAGGGTGCATTTCATCTGGTACTGTAGGTAATTTTTCAATGTGTTTAGATTCAACACTAAAACCTACGCCTGTGCCGTTCATTAGAACGTATAGTATCTCATCAAAGGAGCGAGGAGAATCAATATGAAGGTACGCACAATTATATCCAGCTATATTTTCTTTTTCTAGTGCTTCTCCTGCGGTCATTAAGCACCTCATTGACGGCATAATTTGCAGGGAATAAACTGCATTTTTAATTTCTTCTAGTACATCTGACGGAACAGAGTATCTACATTGATTTTTTAAATGAGACACAAAGAAATTAAAATATCTATCTACTGTTTCCTTCCATGTTTCCCTTCTACTTTTTGTATAATCCCATCGAGAATACCTAGACAAGTGTATATACTGTTGATATTGTGTAGGTAATTCAATCATTTTTTTCTCTCTCTCTTTCAATTAATTTTTCTAAATAAGTTTGAGCCTTTAACAAATCATTAACTCCTCCTTTGGATTGATAACGAGAAACATATTTAATAATATTTCCTTCTATAAAATCCAATTCATTAACTGTGATGTATTCAAGAGGAGAAATTCCAAACCCTTCATAGTGATTGGGTTTTTTGATTAGATCTTCATTACTTTTTTCTACTATCTCTTTATTTCCTAGAGGTAGTATATTTTCAGGAGCATTATATAACTCATAACCAACTGGATCAAGTCGTTGGCTTGCTTGATCTCCCACAGATACATAACTCTGAGTTTGTGCATCCCATTGCTGACAAGGCTTAGAAGGTCCATGTCTAAGGATATTTTTTATATTATCCTGATCATCTCTTCCGAACCCTTCTTGAGAACTATATCTATTATCTAAAGGATGTTCTAAACTTTTATTCACATAATCTCTCCATTGTTTATTTTGTTTCTGAGATTTCTTTCTTTCTATCTCATCCATATCATAGTTACTCATAGTTCTCCCCCTTAAATATTTCTTCCTCACCTTGTGGTGTCCATAATACTACTTCATGTTTATCATGATGGTACTCTCCATCTCTCAGTATCCTAGCCATCCTACAATTTCTAATAGCCTCTTTTTCTCCTTGTCCAGATTTAAGAAATGCTTCTAACACACCCTCCCACATATCTAAAACCGAACCTATATTCTCGCCCAAAATTTTTCCCGCTGATATTGGTCCTATACCTTGACAACCTTTATAATGATCAGTAGAGTCTCCTACTAATGATTGATAAAAGAATTTATAATCGGCATCCTTATCTTTCCATTCAAAAACTTTTTCTTCTTGGAAGTCCCAATGTAAACCTGGAATAGTTAATAAGTCTTTATCTTCACTAACTATTATTCTTTCATTTTTAGATTTTTCAGTGGCTAGAATACCTATAACATCATCTGCCTCTAACCAATCAAACATTTTGTAAGAGTACGCTTCTTTACAGTAATCCATAGCTGGAATAAAACACATAGGTTTCCTACCACCCTTTCTATTACTTTTATACTCAGGATTTATTATCTTTCTAAAATTTCTTTTATGAGTGAAGCATAATAGAACCTCATCTGCTTGTGTTCCTTCCTGTACCTTCCATATTTGATTGTCAATAAGTGTCTTGACCTCTGCTAAATCACAATGTAGTGTCCAAGAATCACCTCCCCAGTTAATCTCTCTTTCTGAAAGTCTAGTTGCCTTATAGACAAATATGTCTGCATCAATTAATAACTCTCTCATTCTCTTCCTTTTGTAAATTTACTTTGTTTATATATGTTGCTATGTTTGTTAAGTCGTGACGATATTCCTCATGCTTCTTAAAGTTAAATCGTGTATGACTTTTCATCTCTCCCCAAGGGATAATATAAATATATGGAAATTGACATGCAAATAAATAATCAAAATCTCCCTTCTTATATCCTTTTTTTATTCTTACTCCATTTAATTTTGCCTCCCTTGTCAGAGGTATATAATTTAACTTAGAATGTTTTATCTGTATGGTGATCCAATCTTCTCCATTCTTAACTACTAAATCAAATGCTGATGATGGATCTAAGGGAACACACATAGAATAATTCCACATGTGTAAAAGATACCTTACTATTTCTTCTCCTGCCATACCAAATGCAGATGCTTCAATGTGTGGTAGCCCAAGTTGGTCCTGTTTTGAACTCTCCTGTGAGGGGAATCCTAAAACTGTACCTTTCTCCTGCGATGGCGATTGCTTTGACCGCAAGTTTACCGATTCTTTTTGCATATTCCCTTTTTACTGTAAGTTGAACTTCATCATGTACAAATGCTACTTGTTTATAATCTTCTCCATACTTGAATTCCTTCTCAAGAAGAGAATGCATTTCAACAATCCATCTCTTACAGATTATTGCTCCTGCTGATTGTAACAATGTATTCAAAGCCGAATGACTAGAACGTACTGGTACTTTCCTTCCATCCAAACCAGTTATAAACCCTTGTTCCGCTTTCTTTTGAACGGCATCTCTTAGAGATTTCAAAGCAGGTATCTTAGTTAAAAACTCCTTTTTTAAGCGGGAACCTTCTGCCTTTCCTTTACCTACAATTTGACCAATTTTTTCATTTCCTGCACCATACAAGAACCCATATATAAAAGTCTTTGCTTGATCTCTAGTAGATAGACCAGCGGCTTTCTGATTAGTTGTGTGAATGTCTTCTTCAAGCAATAATTTACCATATGCACCATTGTCATACTTAGCAAGATAGTGGCTAAGACAACGAAGTTCCAAACTAGAGACATCAATTCCCAAAAGATCCATCTTTGAGTCTGCTCTAAATAATGTTCTACATTCTTTCCCAAAGGGTGCATTAAGATTTGGCACTTGAGCGAGATTAGGGTGTGAGTGAGAACAGCGTGAAGTTTGTGCTCCCATCGTGTTGACTTTTCCATGTACCTTTTTTACATAGTTTTATCCATGCTTGATTGCCTTCTGCTAACTGAGCGATACGTTTATTTAAAATAAAATATCGTGACATTAATTTCGCTTCAGGATACTCAAGTTTATTTAATACCTTTTCATCAATTTTAGGGTCGTTGGTGGGAGTGAATTCTGTTGGAATCCATCCTCTTAATTCTTGTAATCTTTTTGCAATATGCTTACGAGAATTAGGATTAAAATCTATAATCTTTATCTTAGAATAAGAACCATTCTTCCTTAGTCCCTCATCCACTATCCAAGAACCAAATACCTCACCTAATTTCTTAGATAACTTTGATCTCTTGTCAGCAAGTTCGGCATAAAGTACAACTGCTTTTTCTTCATCAAAAGAAAAACCTACTTCTTCTTGCTTTATACACACCTCTGCTATTTTATGTTCTAAATCAAGACAGTCCTTTGGAGGAATACTATCTAATAAATATTCGTGTAATAACTCTGTCAAATGTACATCATTCACACAATAATCACGCATTTCAGGTGTGAGTTCATCAAAAGCATTATCTTGTTGGGAATATGTACCCTTAAAGGAACCTAATCTCTCTCCCCATGCCTTGAGAGAGTGACTTCCCCACAGTTTCGCCTCAATCTTACGTATTTTTGAGTCTGTTTCTCTTAGATTAGGATAAATTAATCTTGAAAGTATTAAAGTATCTAGTGTTTGTTCTATAGGGATTGTAAATCCATACAATTTTTTAAGTGCTACCAGATCAAACCCTAATATATTATGTCCAATAATTTTTTTATCTTGTAAATCTACTAGAGCACTTTTAATTTTTGAATGAGTATCAGCAATAGTTAGTTCACCATTACTTAAATTCCGATACACCAACAAATGAATCTTTGTTATAGTATCTAGCAACCCGTCTGACTCTAAATCTAAAATTACCTCTTCCATTTTTCCCTTCCGTTAGAAATCTTGATTATCTGTGACTTCTTCTATTTCAAAATTATCTGTTGAAACTTCTACCATTCTTCCAGTTTCCTTTGAGTATTCTATAGCATTACATATACCTGTCTCACCTGTCCACCTATTTTTTAGAATTCTTACTGTGGTTAAGTTTGGATGATCCTCACTCTGTTGATTTCTCTCACAACCTATAACAATATCAGACAGTTGAGCTATACCATGAGTTCCTCGTAACTGATTGAGAGATGTTTGTACTCCCTCTTCATGTCCTCTATCTCCACTTGGTCTACGTAAATGTGATACAAGTATTAAGGCACACTGTAATTCTTCTACTAAACTTCGTAACTTAGTCATTACAAAGTCTAACATTCTACGTTCATCTCCACCACTTGTAAGACCTGAGATTACAATACTAATATGATCTAGTATAATACAATCACATTCCATTCCTCGTACCAAGTATCTAATCTTGTTAAACAGATGCTCTGGTTCCACACTTCCCCAATGATCATACAGAAATAAGTTACCTGTACCCACAACATTGTCAAATCCTTCTTTTAATTCTTCAGTAGTACACTCTACATTCTGTAAATGTATAGGTTTGTTTAAGTATAGGCCAACAAAACCTAATGCGGTTCGTTTGTTATTCTCTTCCAATGCAAGATAACCTAACTTCTGTCCTTGCAACATCAACGAATAGCCAATCTCTCGACATACCTGTGACTTACCTACTCCACTACCTGCTGTGATCGTGACAATTTCTCCTCTTCGTAGTCCCTGAGTCATACTATTTAGACCGGAGTAAGGATATGGGAATGATTCTACATTATTCTCAGAGGATATTAAGTGCCATAAATCTCTACCATCTACAATCCCATCTGGTCGCCATACTTGAGCAGACCAAATAGCAGAGATAATATCTTTCTCTTTACCTTCCTGCAACATTTCACTTGCATCCTTGAGTGATAAATGTGCAATCTTCACTTTTCCTGGTGAAAACAGAGGTACACATTCTTCTACTGCCTTCTTTCCTGCCTCATCTTGATCGAACATTAGGATTATAGTCTCAAATCCTTCTAAATATTCTATCTCTCGTTGAAGACAACGCTTCGCACCACCTGATCCAGTAGCTATAGAAACTACGGGCCACTTATTACCTTGTGCCTGTGATACTGACATAGCATCAATCTCTCCCTCAGTAATCACAATCATTTTCCCCTTAGAGAAAAGATGTTTACCAAAAAGATTCGCATGTTTCGTATCTCCAATAAATAAAAAATCCTTATTAGAAAAACGTAACTTCTGAGCGACTACCTCACCTGACCCTGCCTTCCGATAATTAGCAATCTGTACTTTCTTACCTTTGAAAGTCC